AGCAGCTGATGGCCCAGATGGCGACGGTGGTATGTGTTTATCACCTGACGAATGTGTACCTACATTCAAGAATCACAATGTTGTCGATTCAGAAATTGATGAATCAGTTTATCGACTTCCGTAATTGACACGTCACTTTAGAAAAGGGTAGGGAAACCTACCCTTTTTTTTGGTGTTTACATTTTCATAAAGTTGATGTATAATGTAATAAAACTTTTGTGGAGGATATAAATGAGTAAGTGGATTGATAAAGACTTGTTTAATACATTTCAGAATGAGAAAAAAGAAGAAAAACAGAAGCCTCAGAATCAAGGAGGCGTTAGAAGATCGGATTTAGTTTGGGATACACCTGAGAAAGGAACAGAAACAATTCCGAAAGAATATCAAGGGCGTTTTCTTCCTGATCCTAATGGTATATTCTATAAAAAGTATTTCTATCATATGTTTCGAACTGGTGAAAAATGGATTTTTATGGTCTGTGATAAGACAGACAATTTTGAAAATTTTTGTCCATGGTGTTCTGCTTCAATGAAGTTGTATACCGGCTCGGCAGCAGATAAAAAACTAGCTAAAAGAATCTCTCGAAAGAAAAAGTTTGTTGGTAATTTTTATATTGTGAAAGATTTTCGGGATGAAGAAAAAGACCCGGAAGATAAAGTTGCCGGAACTGTAAGACTTTATGAATTTCCAGAAAAAGTTGAGATGAAATTATCTAATGAGATTACAGATTCAGAAGAAGGACTTGGTGCTTCGATTTTTGATCCAAGTGATGCAGGATACAATTTCATTCTGAAAGTTCTTTCAACAAAGCCTATGGCAGATGGCACCGTATGGCCAGACTATTCAAATTCAGCGTTTGCAAGACGTGCTTCTGCTCTTGGTACGGATAAAGAGATTGAAGAAATCATGGGAAATAGACTTGATGTTCAAGAGTATGTTGATTCTTTGAAAAAATCAGACGATGAAATTGAAAAGGCTTTGAAAGATGAAATGCTGTTTGATCTTGTCAAAGATGAATGGTATAAGACTAAAGGCCGACCAGCAGTTGAAAGCAAAGACGAGCAAGCTCTAAAAGAATTAGAGAGTACAGAAGACCCTTTTGATACCGAAGAGGAATCACCTAGCGAGCAGACAGACCAGGAACTTTTGGCTGAACTAGAGAATTTATAATGGAAGTGCAAAGCGAGACTTATAGAAAAAAATTCTATAGATATACGGATATACAATATACTGATAATTCAGTTAGTGTCATATGGCAAGAATATTATCTTTTGAGAGAAACACCAAAAGGATATTGGGTTAGCAGTGTACAATCTGAATGGTCTGATAATTGGATTTACAGGAAATGGTTCAAAAAAGATTCAAAAAAACAATTTGCATTTGAAGATAAAACTGAAGCACTAGAAGATTTTATTCGAAGAAAAAGACATCAAAAGTGGATTTTAGAGAGTAGAATCAGTAGAGCAGAATGTGCCATCAATATAGCCAAAAGAATGAAAAATGGTGATACAAATAATAATGGTCAATTTTTATTTCTCAGTGATTTTTTTCTGAAAAATGTTGACAAAACTGGTAAGAATGATTACCTTTCAGATATTGATTTGAATATCTAAAGGAGGATATCTAAAATGAGTAATCTCTTACCAGTGAAAAAACAAAAAGGTACTTTATCTAGGTTATTTGACTTAGATTCAAGTTTTTTATTTGACCGAATTTCTGAGGATTTTGATAGGTTCTTTGGAACAAATTGTTACGCCGACGAGGACGGTAATACTGTCTATCAGCTAGAAGTCCCGGGTTTCAACAAAGACAATCTCAAAGTTGATATAGCTGATGGTGTTTTGACGATATCAGGAGATCGACAAGTGCAGACAAAAAACTATGCTGGTCAATCTCGAATCTTCAAACGCCTTTCCGTCGGAGAGATCGAAGATGCCGAAGCAACAGTGACAGATGGTATTTTGACTTTGAAGTTGAAATATCCTAAAGAGAACCAAAAACAGATTGAGGTCAAGTAAAAGGTAAACTCAGTGTATAAATCGCCAGTTCTTGAAAAAGAATGAGATGGTGTGACGAATAGTAATAGCCGTGCAATAGGGGCTCTTTACTAACCAAGAGTTTTATTCCTGATTATAATAGAATTATAAAATTATTTTTAGATTGTATTTAGAATTGTATTTTTAGAATTGTATTTTTAGATTTATTTTAGATTTTAGAAAAAAAAAGACTTCTGGTGTTTTACAAGGCTTCGGTATCCCAGAAGTCTTTTTTTTGCTTTTACCTTGACAGAATTTATAAATAGTATAAATATCTTATTGAGGTAAAGAATGGCGAGACTTTATAATTATATCAAAGAAAGTGGTATCAATGATCCATTACCGCCTGGATTACCTAAAGAAGTTTATGAAGAATGGAACTTCTTGAAAGAAAAATTACCAACTATAAAAAGACAATGTTCTGCTTGGATAAAAGAATTGAGAGGTTATCCACTTTTTAGAGGATATAATGTGGGAATTCGAGATAAAAATGTTATGTTGAAGAAAGTTAGAACTGACAGAAAACCAGTTGACATGAAAATAGAAGATCAAAAAATTTTAGATGAGGTTTTTAGAAAAAAATTTGGTTGGAATCCTAGAAGTGAGGGAATGTTTTGTACTCCAGATTGGGCTATAGCAGGTGGTTATGGCAAGCCTGGTTTAGTCTTAGTTCCAGGAAGTTATAAATATGTCTGGTCAGAGAATGTTCAAGATTTATATGGTAGAGTGAAAAGGGAAACGGATGTACATGACGGCAAGTTGACAACTGAAATTGCAGAAAAATTAGTAAATCTTTATACTGATAAAGATTTAACTAGAGCTGCTAGAATGTCAGGCTATTATGAAATTACAGTAAAATGTAATGAATATTGGGTTATTTCAATATGGCTTTTACAAATGGTTGGTTATGGCCAGAAAAATAATCCTGAAAGTGCTGCAAGAGACTTTCTAAGGGAGTTGTAATGAAGGGTGGAGATTTTGAACGTGTTATATCTAAAAAATTGTCAGTATGGCTAACAGGTAAAGAAAAACCATATCAATTTTGGAGGATGCCTGCAAGTGGAGGTCTTGCTACAATTAGTGAAGAAAATAAGAAACTGTCAGGTGATATTCGTGCTTTGACACGTCAAGCAGAGTTTTTTACAGACATTTTCAATATAGAATGTAAGAATGGTTATCCTAGAGCGAGCTTCTGGCAAGTTTTCAAAGAAATCAAGAATCTTGAATTGAAATCATTTTGGGAACAATGTTGTCTTGATGCTATGAAAGCTGGTAAATGGCCGATGCTAATATATCGAAAAAAAGGTCAGAAGATTATTTTAGGTATCTCAACAAGTATAAATACTATACTTGAAGATAAAATTCCAGAGATTCGATTACTTTCAACCATCACAGTCAAATTTGATCCTAGTTTACCTCAAGTCATATTTTATGACTTCGAGAATTTTTTTGATATTATCAAACCAGAAATTGTAAAGGAGTTACAATAAATGCCAGAAATAACTGTTACAGAAAACGAAATTATTGGTGCATTTGCTAAAGCTCTAATCTCTAAATGGAAGACACTTGTTTTTTTATTCATGTTTTTTTCAGCTCTTTTCTTCGCAGGCGGTCTTTATGTTTATAAAGATGCAAAAGCAACTACAGCTGATATAATGGTCGATCTTTATAGTGATGTTACAGAAGCTAAAGTCAAAGCCAAGAATATGATTGAAGAAGCTCAGAAAGAAGTTGATAAAGCAAGAAAAGAATTGTTGACAACCCAAAAGGAATTAGATAGAATAAGAAAAGAGTTGGCAAGGGCTCAGAGTGTGCTTGAAGAGAATATTGAACAAGTAAACAAATTTATGGATAAACAATACAGATCATATGAGGAACAAATACAACAGCAAATGCCTTTACCAGAAGAAGAGAAGAAAAGACCTGTATTACCACCACAAGTAATTGAGAAACCCAAACTAAGAAAATACTAAGGATAGAAAATGGCTTCAATACGAGTGACTTCAGATACATGGCCCAATATTGTTGTGGCTTATCTTTTTGATAAGATGCTTCACCCGGAAGATGTTTCAAAAGGGAATGAGGAGTTTACCGAACTAACACAAAAAATGAAACAGTTGGGTCTAATAGCCAAAGTTAGAGATTACTATTTGAGAATGGATACACATGACCGTGTAAAATATAAACTTATAAAAGATATATTTGAAGGTCTAACTACAGCAGATTCTAGGGTTATAATAGGGTCTGTACCAGAAGAAGAAGAAAAGAAACCTGGTATATTGAAAAGAGCATTGAAAGCTCTGATATCAAGTAATGAATTTAGTGAAGAAGATATAAATTTATTGAAAGAAGAATTGTTTTTAGAGGAGGATAATAATGGGTGATTTTACAGACGGTAACAGACAACAGGAACTTGTTGCTACAGATCATGAAGTAAGAATTTCTGACAAAGATCAGAGTACATCTGCTCCAGATGGTAAATTCAAAACAGATGTCGATGGTGTTTATGCAGATGGCGAGAAACAAGGATTTCCTGTTTTCGATATAGACCCAGATGAGTTTTTCAAAAATATGAAAGCAGATAGAAGACGTTTACGTTTCAAGTCTGATTCTGCCGCAGCTAGTTATCACAGAAATACTAAGTATAGAAGACCGTTTTGGGTTAGAAATTCTAAAGATGGTTATACTTATAAAATAAAGTAGTTAGGAGGTTAATATGTTTATACCTATACAAGTTGAACTTGCGGTCGGTAGTATAGCTACAGCGCTTTTACCTGTCAGAAGAAGACAAGGCAATCGTGCTATCCTTGAAATGATTCAAGGAGAAGTTGTTAGAATAACTAAAAAAAGAGATGTAACTATGAAATGTGTTGATATAGTAACACAACAAACTGTCAATTATAATGTTGCAGAATTTCGTGTTTTGGAATTTACCTTTGGTGGAATTCCCGTTGTGAATCCTAAATTTGACAGACCTCGGATAGAAAAGGAGGATAATGTATCTTTAGGATCAATTATTATGTTTCCGTAGTTTACAAGTGTACATTTTTGTATTATAATAGTGCCTGGGCGGAAAAAATTGAGGTGAATGATGAAAAAATGTGTACTTATTGATTTCAATAATCTGTTATTTAGAACTTTGTTTGCTAGTGATGTGAATATCAAATCTGAAATGCCAAGTTTTTCTCTATGGAGATATATGGTTTATGATTCAATTTATCAGACTATAATTTACACAAGAGATGTTTCAGAAGTTATCTTGGCTGTTGACGATAAGAATTATTGGCGTCGAGCATATTGGTCAAGATATAAAGAAAAACGAAAAGAACAAAGAGAAAAGACCGGTATCAATTGGGATATTATTTTTGGAGTTGTCAATAAATATATTGGTGATATAAAACACCACATGCCTTTCAAAGTTATCAAAATTCGTTCAGCAGAGGCAGATGATATAATTGCTATTCTTGCTATGAACTTAGAAAGAAAAGAGTGTATAATTTCTTCAAATGACGAAGATTATCTTCAACTTTCCTCAGACAGAATAAAAATCTGGAATCCATCAAAGCAAGAGTATTTGGTTTGTGAGGATACTGATAGATTTCTGTTGAAAAAGATTCTAATAGGCCAACCTAAAGACGGTATTTTCAATATCAAAACACCTACAAATTGGGGCTTGACATCTGAGACAGAGGGTAAAAGAAAACCTGGTTTCGGGGAAACTACTGCGGAAAAAATGTTGTCTTCAATGACATTTGAAGAAATATATGAATGGGTAGAAAAAAATAACCTTGAAGATAATTACAAGAGAAATGAAGTATTGATCGACTTTAGAAGAATCCCACATACAGTTGAAAAGAGAACTTTGGATATGTATAAAAAATATAGTTTTCCGCCGCCTGAAAATATGTATCCATTTTTCAAAAAACACGATATGAAAAGTTTTCTTGATAAGTTTGATAATATCGAAAGAACATTATTGAAACTATATGAATAAAGGAGGGCAATTATGAAGCCGAGGTATGTTATTGTAAATGATTTAGAAAGGACAGAATTCGAAAAGAGGTGGCAGATGCCCTATGGCTATGGAAAATGTTTGATATTTACAAATTCAAAAGAGGCAATAAATATGTTGGAGGATTATGCTACAAATAATCCACAAATGAATACTTCAGAGTATATCATTGAAAAAATAACTTCGGAGGGTAGAGAATTTTACTATCGCATTTAGTTTTATAATATAAATATGAAAAGAGAAAGTCTGGAAGGGGAGGCGGGACTAGCGACATTTCGTTCAAAGAAGGGTGTTTGCTAGTTGAAAGACTTTCTCTTTTTTTGTCTAAAAAGGAGAAGATTTATGTTTTTGAAAAAATCTGTTTTTGTTGTAGAAAAAACTTTGGATTCTACATGGTTTCAATTGTTGTCAGAATGTTATAAACACGGTCGAAAGAATCATATAGATTCTGGAAGTTATGCTGGAAATTATAGGCTTGAGTTTGATTTTGTTGCCGGTACTATTGAACATCCAACCACAAGACCATTAGCACCAATTATGCCCGAAGGGGTCCCGCCGGTTACTACAGACGAAGATATTGAGAAATATTTTGTGAACTACCTAATGGACGGTAAGAACCTGTCTGGAAATGAACATTATAGATATGCTACTTGGATATCTGGCGGAGATTATAGATTACCTTATTCTAATTTGGAAGTTAGGAATTCGGATATTTTTTATGTAAACCGAGACGATATTATAATGATGTCGCCCAATCAAGTTGAATGGGCTATAGATCATTATAAGGAAAAAGGATACGGTAACAATCACTGTTATATTCAAATAGGCTATCCAGAATCTAATTTCGCATATGATATGCCTTATAAGACAGAGGCAGAAAGGCAAACAAGTCCTTGTCTCCGAGGAATTGATACTCATATAAAAGATGGCAAATTGCATGCATGTGTTTACTTTCGATCTTGGGATTTGTATGGTGCATGGCCTGAGAATATGGGTGGTATTACTTTGTTGATGGAATATATGGCGAATGAGTTAGAGATTGAAACAGGACCATTGAGTTTTTCTAGCTTGAAATTACATTGTTACGATTTTCAGATTGATGTTGTAAAAGCAAGGTTGCATATATGAATGACTTCGATAAAGAATTTGAATCTATTGTTCATGATCTTTGTGGTGATGAATTTCAAGTAAAAATACAACCTTCTAAAGAGGACTACTCTCTCAAAGAAATAAAAGATTTTTTTGAGTGGTTTACTCATCGTGTTTCGATCATTCCCTATGAATTACTGAATGATTATTTTGGTTATTTTTTCAATAATCCACGAGAGCGTGAAGAAAAAATGAAATGTTCATGTGGACAAGAGCATAAAGTTGAATTTGAACCTGATTTTCTCCCCAGCCGTTTTATAGAATTTGAATTAGAAACATATAATAAGAATAATAAGATTAGATATGATGATATATTTTGTCCAAATTGTGGTAGGAGATTATCTGTTTTAGGTATAATAAAAAAACTTACTTATGAAAGGAAGTGAGATGGAGGATGAATGAACTAGATGCAATTATCAGATAATGCTAAGAAGATTTTTAAAGAACTATATTGTTTTCAACATGAAACAATTGAAGATACATTCAATAGAGTATCAAATGATTTTGGAGCAGATGAAACAGAACAAAAACTAATTGTCGATTATTTAGCCAATAATATTTGGCGTCCAAATACGCCTGTATTTCTAAATGCAGGAACCAGCCATAAAGTTTTTTCGGCCTGTTATGTTGTCGGTATTGAAGATTCAATGGAATCAATTTATGATATCGCAAATGTAGCAAGACGAATTTTTCAGTTTGGTGCAGGTATCGGTATACCAATTGGTAATCTAAGAGAACAAGAAGCATACATTTATGAAGGTGATAAAAGTAAACCACCTGAAGGAAAATCAAGTGGTCCAATTACATTCATGAAACTTTATGACGCAGTTGGTGAAACAACGAAATCAGGTGGTAGAGTTCGCCGGGCTGCTATAATGTGTTCGATGCCGTGCTGGCATCCAGATATAATCAATTTTATCACTTGTAAAGAAGAAGATGGCAGACTTTCTAATATGAATATTTCTGTCAATGTAACAGATAAATTCATGAAAGCACTACAAGATGGTACTACTTTTGGTCTTATTACTCCTTCAGATGGATCAAAGATTCGAGAGATTGACCCACAAGAAATCTGGCTTCGACTGGCAGATTCAGCACACCGCACTGCCGATCCCGGCGTAATATTTATTGACACAGTAAATAAATTCAATCCATTGATAAAAGACTTTATGATAAATTGTACCAACCCGTGTGGTGAGCAGCCTCTTATGCCGTTTGGTTGTTGTAATCTTAGTGCAATCAATCTTCTGAAGTTCATAAAAAAGAATGGTTATGATTTCAAATTACTTTATAATGTAGCTTCAAATGTTATGAAACTAATGGATAATTCTATTGATGTGATGGAATATCCTGATCCTAGATTTGAAGAAAACGCAAAAAAATATCGCCCTGTTGGAGTCGGCATCATGGGTCTTGCTGATACTCTTTTTGCTCTTGATATTCGGTATGATAGTGCAGAAGGTAGACGGTTCGCTGCAGAATGTATGAAGACTATTACTACCGCTTGTGTTGAAAAAAGCACAGAACTTGCTAGACAGAATGAAACATTTTATAATTATGAACGATACCGTGAAGATATGGAAAGAATTCTTTCATATCATGTTGAAGACGAAAAAGTTTTAGAAAAAGTTAGAAGATATGGTGTACGAAATTGTCAATTTACGACTTGTCAACCTACCGGAACGACTGCTCTTTCTTGTGATTGTTCTTATGGTATAGAACCTGCTATGGGTCTTGTTTTTCAAAAGAATCTTATATCTGGTGAGAAGATGCACATGGCGAATTCTATCTTTGAAGAAAGATTCAAGAAAGAACCTTGGTATTCACAAGTGTTACTAGAGAAAGTTATCAATAATGGGGGATCACTCAAAGGTATTCATGGTATTCCGAAAGAGGTAAGAGATGTATTTGTTGTGGCTCATGATATCAATTATAAAGCTCGAATTGATATGCAGGCCGAATTACAGAAGTATTGTTCAACAGCTATCTCATCCACAGTAAATTTACCTAAAGATACAACGAAGGAAGATATTTCTGAATTATTCAAATATGCCTATGAAAAAGGTCTAAAAGGTGTGACGATTTATAGAGATGGTTCGAAAAAGAATCAGCCCGTTTCTTTTAGACAAGATGAGGAAGAGAGAAAGATATTTGAATTCAAAAGACCAAACAGACTTCATTCAGAAACCTTTACTGTTGAAACAGGTAATGGTAAGATGTATGTTACAGTTAGCGATAATGATGGAAAGCCTGTTGAAATCTTTTTATTTCTTGGTAAATCAGGTCAATTTATAAATACGTTTTCTGAAGCTCTTGGTAGAGTTCTTTCGTTAGCACTTCAGAATGATGTACCACTAGAGCAGCTTACTAAGACACTTAGAGGTATAAATAGTGATTCAGCCGTATGGCATAAATTTGAATCAACCGATCAGAAACCAACTCAAATACTATCAATTCCAGATGGTATAGCTAAACTTCTTGACAAATATTATTTAGGAAGAGAAATCATTTCAAATGGTGTCACAAGTGAAGAAATATGTCCGAAGTGCGGCTTGAATATGAATGCAATGGAAGGATGTTTTTCCTGTGTTTGTGGTTATAGCAGGTGTGCATAATGTTTGAAGATATAATTGGTAATATTGAGGAAAAGGAAAAGGCTACCAGTTGTTTCAGCTGTTTTTATTTTCAACAGAAAAGCGTTAGCATTTGGTGTGATAGAACGAAAGAATACCGAGGAATAAACTGGACGCCATGCGAATTTTTCAAAAAAAAGTTTGACAGAGACTAAAAAAAGATTTATGATATTTTCTCCAGATGTCGATATGTATTATAGAGACAAGAAAATATAGAACAAGAAAGGATGATAAAATGTTGAAAATCGGCGAAACTTTTACTGTAAAAGGTCGAGAATATAAAATAGCTGAAAAACTAATATCACCCAAAAACTATTATAGAATAGTCAGAGATGATGGAATATCTGTCAAAGCCACAAAGAGACAGATTGAAAATTATCTTGTTCAAGAGTTCTATAAAGAAATGACAGATAAGTTAAAGAGAGGAGAACTTGACTAATGAAAAGATATGAGCCGTTTTGTGGATTTCCATATGGATTTCATGAAATTGAAGATATAGATGGACCAAGATGTGTTCATTGCGGTGATACTTTAGAGGAACTTGTAGAAAATGGTAAGTATGAACTTGACGAAGAAGAAATAAAAAAATATGTGTAAGAAAGGAGATTCGAATGAATCTGAAACAAAAAATTGTGAAACATTTTCGTTATGGTGAATTGATTTTTCTTGACAAGGAAATCGAAGAGCTTGAAGGCAGACTGAAATATTTAAAAGAATCTCGTTCAGCAGTGACTTCTGAAATCGCCGAAGACGTTTCGCCTTTTGGTGAAGGTGAGATTTTGGATTTTAGGGGAAATCCTCTTGTAAAAGCCAATGTTAGAGTTTTGAAGCCTTTCATTTATGAGACTGTTGGTAAAGAGAAAGAGTATAGACTTGGTCTCAAGACACAGCCTCTAAAGAAGGACTATAATCCTGATACAAGGCGAAGAAGAAATATAGATGTTTTCTATAATGATATCCAGATGCTGCTAGCGTCGCAGGAGGCTATGGATGATGTCATATAAAGTAGAAATTGAAGTCGGTTTTGGTTTTGGTTCAATTTTAGCCGCATTACTTTCTTATTCTGTGAATCATAGTATTTTTTGGGGCTTTATTCATGCAATTTGCGGCTGGTTATATGTGATTTATTATATTTTTGTTTACTAGAAAGGAGCGAAATATGTTTGAATCGAATGGAAATATTTTCGATTATTATGAAAAATTAGTGCCAATGTCTGGTGAGCAAATAGCTCAGGAACTAAATACTACCAGACAAAATATTTCTTCGGTTCTCAAAAGAACTATGACGAAAATTTATAACAGAGTTCAAAGAGAGAATTTGGAGATGTCGCCTTTTGAGGTAGTGGTTTATATCTCAGAAATTTTAGGAGTAAATCAAAGAGGAGAGCAAGAAATCAGCAAGTTTTTCAAGCTATTTCCACCAGAAATTAGACAGCAGATTATAGAAGATGGACAAAACAAAATTAGAACCAGGAATGGAGAATGAGTATCAATTATGTGTGAAGTGTTTCAATTGTAAGATAAAAGGTACAGACATTTATTGTAAATTTGGTGTATTCAGAGAGAAAAAAACTAAATTTATTATATATTCACCTCAAGATTTTGATTGTCCTGAGTATGATGAAATGTGAAGAAAGGAGATAATTTGTAAGAGGTAAACTTGTTTGATAGATTTATCAGTTGTTACGATGTTCATGCTTGAAAATTTTGAGCTGGTTACTATCAGTTCGAACGGTACACATTTTCATGCAAGATGTCCTTTATGTGGTGATTCAAAAAAGAATTCTCGAAAGAAACGGTTCCATTTAGATTGGAATAATGGTAATCCAGGATGGAAGTGTTTCAATTGTAGTAGGTCCGGCTCTTTTTTGAAAATCTATTGTCTTATAAAAGGATGCTCAGTTGATGAAGGCAAAAAAGTTTTATATGGTTTTGATCCCGATAGACTAAAAAATTCTCTTTCTAAAGACAAGCCTAAAGAAGAACCTAAAATCGAAATCTCAGAAAATTTCAATTATATTCTTGACGATTGTGTAGGTAATGATCGTCATGTCGATAGTCTTTTGCTTGAAGATTGGCTTGATGTATTGAATACTTTCAAGTCTGAAAGACAAATACCAGATTCATATAAAATATATTTGGCATACAAGGGAAGATATCAAAATAGGATTATCATACCTATTTTCAATAATTCTGGAGATATAATATATTTTCAGGCTAGAGCTATTCCTGGCATTGACCAACAACCAAAGTATGTCAATCCACCAACGAAAAAATCTATGATTATTCTGAATGAAGATTATTTCGATAGAGAAAAATTTATTGTAGTGACTGAAGGATTGATTGATGCATTCATGATCGGCAAACAGGGAACAGCCTGCCTTGGTAAAGAAATTACAGAGGAATTTGTGAAAATTCTTTTAGAAAAAACAGACAAAGGTGTGATTATTGCCTTTGATAATGATAAAGACGGTAAGAAGTCTTTGTTGAAATTTATATTTGGTAATAAGTACGGCAAAAAGGTAAAATATTTCTTGATGCCAGATCAATATAAAATATGCAAAGATATAAATAATGTATGTGTAAAAACAAAAACCGGTGATGTTTATGATTTTGTTATTCAAAATTCATTCAACTTCACAAAAACGTATGCAATTTTGAAATTATTAGGAGATGTGGAGAAATGAGGATTACTCGAATTGGAACGGACTATGTGAGAATTGACGAAGATAATCTTGACGATGAGCGCCTTTTGAATATTGAAAGAGTTCACCTTATAAAATTAGATTTCTTCAAACCAACAGAAACAAAGATCAAGAAAGTAATGGAGCTGTTTCCGAAGACAATGAGATATGTTGTGGAACAAAATATAAAAACATATAATTTCATACTTCGAAACACAAACAAGAAATACTATGTTGAGAATTCAGTTGGAGCAAAAGTTATTACTTTCTTCAAGAAAAACAATAAAGTTCTTTTGAACTTCAACAATCTTACTTTATTTGAAAAACAATTTCTTTTGTCAGAAGAAGTCTTTGACGATGTTTTGAAGAATTGTGAAGTTGTAATGATAAGTAAGGAAAATTTTGATGAGAAGAAAGATGTATTAGAAAGGTGGTCTGGCAACGTCATTATACATAATGGTAATGCCTTGTTGTAAAATGATACTGGCGATAGGACCTTATATAGGTAATTTTGAACAAGAGATTTTGACATTTAGACCCTATACTAGGTGGTTATGGGAAATATGGGGTACTGAATATGATAAATTATATGTGAATACACATTTC